TTTTTCCTCTCAAATGTTACAATATTGTTACAAAATGATATAATATTTTGTGAAAATTTAACATTATACGCTGTGAAGCGATAGAGATCGTCGTGAGACGATAGGAGAATGCAATGAAATATCTAATAATCGTTGCGGGGTTGTTGATGTCCGCACAAGCATATTCTCAGGAGATTGTGGTAGTCGAAAAGAAGGGCAAAACCTATGCGCTTGTAACAAGCTGCACGACTGCAAGTAGACCTACGGCTGTCAAATTACGAGGCAAGCCAGAGAAGGGCTCCACCGTTGTCATGAAGACACGAAAGAAAACACATAGATGTGAAGTTACAAAAGCTGTAGCACTCACATAAAATTAAAGGGGCTTAGAGCCCCTTTTTTATATGCCGTACAAATGGAGGACATTTGCCAAGTATAGAAATATAGAAAGTATAGGTAGTGTTATCCCCAGAATCATGATAATTCCGATACACGCAAGCTCTAGCGGGGACAACTTGATTTTTAGAATTATAGATTGCTGTACCGCCTTCGAGTACAAGGTATAACCATATTGCTTCCAAAGATCTCTCAAGGGTTTAGAATGCTCTCTAAATCTGGGGCAAAAAAGCCCGGGCCTTTCATTACTTTACCATCTTCTCGCTTGATAGGCCTACCATCCTCGCCCAGCTTACTCATGTTGCTGGCATGTACCTCATCAAAACAATCGTCAAGATCAATACCGAATGTATGACCGGCTCCGTAAACCACATATAGTATGTCTGTAAGTGCATCTGCTATTTCTACCATATCACGATTTGCTATTGCAACTCGTAGTTCTTCGACTTCTTCGTCGATTAACTCAAGACGTAACTCTCGAGTACTAAAGTCAGGCCAGGTTGGTTCTGTTTCAACAGTCTGACCAAACGCTTCCATAAAATCTCCTACAAGCTCAAAATTTGTTCCGCTTGCGCTCATTTTCTACTCTCCTTTTTCTAGCGCGAGCAATACCGGCTTTCTTAGCCTTTCTCCTCTTTTCAGAAGGTTTTTCATAGTACTCTCGCTGCTTGTAATCCCAAATGTGTTCAATGCATTTTCTTTTAAAAACACGCAATGCTGCATCTACATTGTTGTTTCTTACCCTAACTCCTGGCACTAAATGTCCATCCTCTTTTTCGTAAATACGAAACTTGCTTACGAATCGAGTTGTAGGTTCTGCCCGGAAGAAGCCTCAAAAGCTCTTCTTCAGTGCATGTATAATAATGCTCTTTGAGCAGTGTCCTCTCTCGAATCGACCACGGTTTTTTGGTATATATCTTCATAGTGATTATTATAAGCGAAATGATATTAAAAGTCAAGGAATATTTTTTCGAAGAGGTAATTAAAAAAATTTCTTGACATCGAGAATATTTTTTAGTATAATATTGTTTTCAAAAGTGTCGGAGAAATGTAAATATGTTGATACCTTACGTGATATTTGGATTTTGTATGCTTGGCTGCTCTGCAACTGCATGGCACCTTGGCAGGCGCGTAGGTATTGAAAATACAGTAACATATCTTATTGAGACCGGTGCTCTTGAGGTAGAAGACGATTATAATGATTTGATGAAGTAATAAGCTAACGGTTGGACTCGGGTGCAAATCCCGACAGCTCCACCATAAAAGCATAATAGTGTTTTTATGATGGGGCTGTTATAGAATCGACAAACGGCTAGTAGACTTATGGAGAATCCGTGCGGAAGCTACGTTAACGCAACAACTCTAATAAATGCCAACGACGACATTTACGAACTTGCTGCCTAGATAGGTAAGCGGGGTTAGAGGCGCCTGGCAACAGAAAGCCTCATGCTAACCAAGGAGGTTAAATGCGAAAAATCATAGCGGGGTTGACACTCTTCGGCTTTGCAGCCGGAATCAGTGCAGAAACCGTAATTAACTATGATGATGGATCGACATACACGCTCACGGAAGGCCAAGAAATCTATATCAGTGGTCAAACTCTCTTTAAAAGAAGGATTCTGAATAATAAGGATACATTCTTTACTGCTCAAGATCCTTGGACAACTAGAGACTATGTACCAGAACCACCACAACCACAAGATCCGTTTCAACCCGGATCTCATGAATGGTGTAAATCCTACGTTCCTTGGAGCCAAGGGCTTACATTTGACATGATTTTGTGGCAACGTGCATGTGACACTGATAATGATGGAAAGTATGGTTGCGGCGATAGAACTTTCGACGCTTCAGAAGATGGAGGGGTTTGCTCCTCCTAAATTACGGGGGCTCCGGCCCCTTTTAAAATCCGCATACCGAAAGGATGCATAGAGCGTACCGAAAGGGCGCATGGAGAAAATTATGAAAAAATTAGTAGCAGGCCTCGGCCTGATTTTTGCTGTGGGTAGTGCAAGCACATTTGCGATCACTCCAGCCGATCAAAGCGCTTTTAATCTGTGCCACGCTTTTGCTCAATCTGCCTACGGCAGTGATGCACGAGTTACTCTGCACAAAATTAAAAGAAATGCGATCATTCTGTACGTCCATAAAGACGGCAAGACTAAGGTATCTTGTGACAAAGCAACTTATGCTTTGACCGAGATTTAATTAGTTCTCTGGGGGCTTTTATGACGAAACAGCAAATGCTTAACATATCAGACTTTCACAAGTTCTTTTTGGGACTTGATCTTCACCCTGACTTCTTTTCTAACTCACCTATGACTGGTTACCCTCGTTACAATGTTGTGCGAGTAGGTGATCGTGGCCATCGCGTAGAGGTCGCAGTTCCAGGTTGGGACAAAGAAGACATCGAAATTACATTCCATAAAAACGAATTAAGAATAGAGGGCACTGCAAAGCAGGTAGCCGAGGAGAATGAAGACTATCTCTACAAAGGACTAAGCGGTAAAACCTTCTCTCGGGTTTTCAAGGTTGGCAACAACATTGAACTCGAGCGAGCTTTCATGAAGAATGGACTTCTTTGTGTAGAGCTAGTAGAGAATATTCCTGAAGAAGATATGCCTAAAAGGATAAGTATTATTGATGCATAAAAGAATATGGTTGTCCCTTTGGGCAGCAATACTTTTATGGGCTCCAACTGTTCAAGGAACTACGGAAATAGAAGAAATCGTCGTCACAGGCGTCGACTTGAGTGAAAGAAAGTTATTTCAAGTAGCTTTATCAAGTGTAGTTCTTATTCACGAGTATAACAAAGAAAAAAATCAGTGGGAGTTTGTAAAGGCGGTAGACACTTCGAAGGAAAAGGAAGAAAAAACCGAGTAATTTTAGAGCCCGAGTTTCGGCTCGGGCTTGTTTAACAAGAGGATATTATGACAAAGTTTTATAACCTGGAAACTCATCCTGACCAAAAACACTTCTTAAATGAGCAATCAGAGGAGTACTTGTCTGAAGTAAATCCAGCTCTTGCAGAAGTAGTACGAAGAGCTGTAGCTATTTCAGATATTGAACTTCAAGTAATTCATGGAAAAAGAAACGCCGCCCAACAGGCAGAGTTTTTCCGCAAAGGCGTTACACAAGGCGCTCACAGTCCACATCTATACGGAGCAGCCGTAGACATTGTGCCAGTAATTGAAGGTAGAATGTGTTTTGAAATCGAAACATACGATGAAGTTGCAATGTCCATGAAGTATGCAGCGCAGGATTTAAATACGCCTATTCGTTGGGGCGGGGCTTGGCATTGCTCAAACTTAGCTGCTTACGAAGGTATGATAGAAGATCTACAAACGTGGTATATCGAACAGTGTGTAGATAATGGCACTCGTATTCACTTGGATCTTCCTCATTTTGAGTTAGCAATAGAATGAGTTGGGGACTACTTGGAGTAGGAGGAGTTATGTTGGTAGCTCCAATCGGTATAGATATATGCCTATACTATAGCTGGAAGGTATCTAAGTGAGTGATTATTTTGCAAAATCAATGACTAAGTTTTTTCGTTTCTTTGCGGATACATTTTTTGCAAAGAGATATGGGCATCGTGCAGTTGTACTAGAAACAGTTGCAGGTGTTCCAGGCATGGTCGCAGGAATGCTTATTCATCTTCGTAGTTTACGAAAAATGGAAAAAGGTCATGGGACTATGATTCATGAGATGCTTGCTGAGGCCGAGAATGAAAGAAAGCATCTCATGTTTTTTATAGAAATTGCACAGCCTAACAAGCTGGAGCGGGGTCTCATAACTTTAGCACAGTTTATATTCTGGCACTTTTATTTAGTACTATATCTTATTAGTTCCAGAACTGCACACAAGATGATATATTATTTTGAGACAGAAGCGGTCAAGAGTTATAGTGAGTATTTAGATTTAGTACAGGCTGGTAAAGTAGAAAATGTACCGGCACCTCAGATAGCTATTGATTATTATAATATGCTTCCCGATGCACGTCTTGAAGATCTTATTAAGTATGTTCGTCAAGACGAGCTGAAGCACAGTGAAGTAAATTTGGAGTATTCAAATGTACTCAGATAAAGTAATAGACCACTATGAAAATCCTCGAAACGTCGGAAAGATGAATCGAGACGATGAAGATGTAGGTACTGGAATGGTAGGTGCTCCTGCTTGCGGAGACGTAATGCAGCTACAGATAAGAGTGGAGGACGGTATAATTGAAGATGCAAAGTTTAAAACTTATGGGTGCGGTAGTGCTATTGCTTCTAGTTCTTTACTTACCGAGTGGGTCAAAGGTAAAAGCCTCAAAGACGCCGGGAGTATCACTAATACAGAATTAGCAAAAGAGTTATCGTTACCACCTGTCAAAATACACTGTAGTGTACTTGCAGAAGATGCTATCAAAGCAGCTATAAAAGATTATGAAAACAAAAACATGCCCAACGTGTAGTAAAAAATTTAAGGTAATAATTAAAGGAGCAAACTACTGCTCCGCAGACTGTGAAATAAAAGCAGCTAAGAGGATTAAATGAGAGTTGAAATACTTTATGAGGAAATTAAAGCAGATGAAGGCGAAGTTCTTGAAATTTATCTCGACCATTTGGGTTACCCTACTTTCGGTGTTGGACACCTTATCAAAGGAAGCGATCCAGAGGCGGGAGAACCTGTTGGTACAGCCATTACGGGAGAACGGTCACGAGAAGCGTTCGAAGTAGACATTTGGACAGCAATTGATGATTGCGAACAACTGTATGGAAACGATTTTGGGTTCTGGCCAGAAGAAGTACAACACGTACTAATTAATATGATGTTTAACATGGGACGTACCCGTATGGGTAAGTTCAAAAAGATGAATGCACATCTTACTTGCAAAGAGTGGGGCAAGGCAGCAGTAGAAGGCCGAGACTCTTTATGGTACAAGCAGGTAACAAATCGTGCCGAAAGATTAATGACAAGATTGGAGAATGTATAAATGACAATTTATTGCACAGAAGGTGAGCGGTGTCTTTATGAAGATCGCTCTTATTGGAATGCCTTACCCCAGCTAGCCCCCTCAGTAGTATTTCACACAAGAATTCGAACTGGGGATACTTTTGGTTGGGAAGACGTATCCACTTGGGATATATTTGCAAAAAGAAAGGTATTAATTTTTTCTTTGCCTGGCGCTTTCACGCCAACCTGTTCTACCTATCAACTACCTAACTTTGAAAAGTTGGCCTCAGATTTTTATTTAAAAGGGTTTGATGATATTTATTGTGTGTCTGTAAACGACTCTTTTGTAATGAATGCTTGGGCTAACCATAATAATATTCAAGAAATCAAAATGATTCCTGATGGTAGCGCGAAGTTCACAGAAGCAATGCAAATGCTTGTTGACAAAGACAACTTAGGATTTGGTCGACGGTCTTGGAGATATGCAGCAGTAATTGACAATGGATCTATTACTGACTGGTTCATTGAAGAAGGCAAAGAAGATGATTGTAAGTTAGATCCTTATCTATTTACAAATCCAGAATATATTTTAGATAGAGTATAATTAGTTCTTGACTTTTAATCTCGAAAGGGGTATAATTACACCATGAACTTATTTTACCTAGACGAAAATTTAGATGCGTGTGCTGAAGCGCACGTGGACAAGCATATTGTAAAGATGCCACTGGAAGTTGCCCAGATACTGTGTACAGCTATCTGGGTTGACGTGCATCTAGGGTTTGTACCCCGGGCTTTGGATAAATCAGAGTCTGATTACCTTAATGCTCTTAAAAAAGATATTAAGCACTTACCGCCTGAGAGCAGGCCACTTACACCATATTTGCCTATGATGTACAATCATCCTTGTACCATCTGGGCTCGTTCGTCTCTCGATAACTTCGAGTGGACTCATTGCTACGGCAATGCGCTGGGGGAAGAATATCGCTACCGATATGGGAAGCAACACAAATCAGTCACCGTTATCAACCAATTACCGGACCCTCTCAAAATGGAGAGACTTGGATTTACCACTTTCGGACTGGCAATGCCAGACGTGCTCAAGGACTATGATAATCCTATACAGTCTTATCGTGACTACTATCATCTCGATAAGGCTACTTTTGCCGTTTGGTCTCACAGACCACAACCCTATTGGTGGGATCCGGAATTGGCTGACTATGACCAGAGGATCACAGCTAAATGAAAAAGCGTAATTACACCAAGGAAGATGTTCGTGCACTCCAAGGCACTTTCCCTATTGAATTTACTTTAGCAAGCCGAATGAGCATGAAGCTACGCGGCTTGCTAAAGAGAAATGACTATATAAACACATTTGGAGCTTACAATGGACAACAAGCGGTTCAGCATATCAAAGCAGGACTTCACGCTATATATCTATCAGGATGGCAAGTCGCAGCTGCGAATAATTCACAAAATGAAACCTATCCTGATCAAAGTTTATATACAGTTGATTCAGTGCCTAATGTTGTTCGTTCGATTAACAATGCTTTTCGCAGGCAAGACCAGCTACTATATGAAGCGACTGGACGCGGCTTTGAGTTCGCACCTATCATCGCAGATGCAGAAGCTGGGTTTGGAGGAGTCCTAAATAGTTATGAACTCGCAAGAAATCTCATCGAAGCAGGAGCCGCAGGCATCCATTTTGAAGATCAGTTGGCAAGCGCTAAAAAATGCGGACACTTGGGGGGAAAGGTTCTTATACCTACTGGTGATGCTATCCGTAACCTTAACGCCGCTCGTCTTGCTAGCGACGTTGCTCGCGTGGATACTGTCATAATTGCTAGAACAGATGCAGAGAGTGCAAAACTTATTTCTAATGATTATGATCCGATGGATCGTAAGTGGTTAACCGGAGAGAGAACATCTGACGGTTTCTGGAAGATCAAAGGTGGGCTAGATATGGGCTGTGAGCGTGGTCAGGCATATGCTGAATACGCTGACCTAGTGTGGTGTGAAACCAGCAAGCCGTGTCTAAAAGAAGCTAAGCGCTTTGCTGATGCAGTAAAGGGAGCAGTTCCTGATGCAATGCTTGCATATAATTGTTCTCCTAGTTTTAACTGGAAGAAGTCAATTCCTTCAGAACAAGAACTCGCCGACTTTCAGAAAGAGCTGGGCAAAATGGGCTTTAAATTTCAGTTCATTACACTAGCAGGATTTCATGCTACTAATTTCGGAGTTTTTGATTTCGCTAGACAATACAAAGCCGAAGGAATGGCAGCATACAGTAGATTGCAGCAACGAGAATTTGCAGCAGAGTATGATGGCTATACCTCAGCAAAACATCAAACAGAAGTTGGAGTAAGTTATTTTGATAGGATTACTACCTGTCTGGGGTCGCAAACGGCAGCAATGGCAGATTCGACTGAAACGGAGCAATTCTAATGAAATCTATAGGCTTTGCTATATATGATCTGTATAAGTTTTTCTTTAGTTTAAAGCTGAATCCTTTACGACATATACCTAGCCCATATACTCAGTTTATACTTATGTTTTATTTAAGTGTTATGTGGACAGTAATATTCACTCTTGCTGTAGGCCAAAGTATTTATTTTGGTATTGGCAGTGTAGGAGCCCACCTGCTTGTAGTTGGGGGCTTCTTTAGTACTGCGCTTGTTTTTGCCGATGCGGAAAAGAATGGCCATCTGTGGGTCAAGAGACAAATGCCCCCACAAAATAAAAACAAATGTATATGGGACTTGGAGAATGAAGGATAAAATTTATACAGTAATTCAAGCACATTATGGATCAGACCACTCTTTTTGGAGGGTGGTCTCTAATGAAAAAGACAAAGAGTTTCAAACTGTAGGAAAGTTTCCTACTAAAGAAAAAGCCGAAGAATATGTTACATATCTAAGGCAGGCCACTGATAGGAGTCACAATCAATGGTAGACAGCGTAAACTTTCCTCCCCACTACCGTGCACACGCTAGTGGGGTTGAGTGTATTCAAATTACAGAGCATATGAACTTTTGCTTGGGAAATGCCATAAAATATATCTGGAGAGCAGGCGTAAAAAGTCAAGATCCTGTAGAAGATTTAAGCAAGGCTGTGTGGTATTTGAATAGAGAGATTCAAAGGCTAGAAGAGGCGCAGGAAAAGAGGGTTCAAGAAATTGTGGAGACGTTTAAATGAGTAAAGGTAGCAAGCAACGTCCTACAAACAAAACTAAATTTAACGATAATTGGGAGAAAATCTTTGGTAAGACGACTAAAAAAGAGAGACCACGAGAACTTATCCGACACAAATATACGGAAAGTTATAGACCTTCTGAATGGTCAGGCCCCTATTTCGAAAAAAGAGGCGTGTTCGATTCTCAATATTGCATACAATACAACGCGCCTACAGAGAATTATTGATGACTTTGAAGAAACGCAAGCGTATCGAAACAAAAGAAAGTTACAAAACAAAGGAAAAGCGGCAACAAAAGACGAAGTGGCAGATGCGGTTATTAGATTCTTATCTGGCGACCCAATCTCGGATATTGCAAGCGGATTATATCGTTCCGCAGGGTTTATCAAAGCAATCATCGAACGAGTTGGGGTGCCACAAAAACAAGAAGGAGTCTATGACTACTTGCCAGAAGAGTGCGTTGCTGAAGATTTTACTGTCGGAGAGATAGTATGGTCGGCCAAATATCATGGCCCAGCCATAATTCAGGCAGAGCTTTCAGTAGACTATCAAGCCGAGCGCCCGGGCTATAGAGACGTAAATTACGAAAAGAAGTACGGTACTAAAGCATATAACATTTGGGTAATTGAAAAAGTAGATGATGACTACAGTGATCGCTGGACTACTGCTACAGGTGGTGGTTTTAGCTCTACCCAACTTGCGTATGATTTAGGAAAACTATCACACCTCGAACAATACGGAGTTGATTTATCACGTATCTAAAAAAAGTTCTTGACTTTCATCTCTCATACAAGTATAATATGTGTATTGAAGATGAGGAAACCAATGGGCGACCGATTTTATTTATCACAACTAGCTGCCTTAGGAAACTGTCCTGGGGCTACCATATCACAACAAAGAAGGAAACGTAAAATGGCGTGGACCGACGAAAAGAAGGCAGAAGTAATCGAAGCATACGAATCTGCCAACCCTACTCCAGAAACCTCAATGGAGATCGTCAAAGATATTGCAGACGAATTTGAAGAATCACCTAATGGTGTTCGCATGGTTCTTACTAAAGCGGGCGTATATGTAAAGAAAGCCCCCGCTTCGGGTGGAGCGAAAGCTGGCTCGACTGGTGGTAGTGGCGGTGGACGCGTATCCAAAGCTGCCGCTATTGAGAGCCTGACTGCTGCTATCAGCGATGCTGGCCTCGAAGTAGACGAGGAGATTCTTAGCAAGCTGACTGGTAAAGCAGCCGTATATTTCACCGGACTTATCACCTCAGCATCTAACTAATAATCTTTTTATAGACCACTCTCTTTCGGGAGAGTGGTTTTCTGCTATCTGAAGAAAGTACCTTAGAGTTCGGCAAAGTAAAATATTTTACTGACCTGCTACCTAAGGAGTATTTGTGAAAAAAGAAGAACTAGCAGACTTCGTAAAAGACTATGGCGATGCTGTCATAACCTATAGAAGTGAAAACAGTCATAAGTTAAAATACAATGTTTGCACATTGGACTTTAGCACGCCTTACATTCAGGGTAAAAAGAACAGGGCCAAAGAAAGTGACGAAACATTACTTATGTTTTGTTGGGATACTGATTCTTTTAGACTTTTGAAGCCTAGGAATGTGACTAGTGTAGTGCCCTTATCCTCTGTTCTAAAAAACGGAGACTAACATGGAACTACATCAATCTCCCGAAGTGTACGAAAAAGTAGTACACTATGACGAGGAAAAAGAAACCCAAGTACGACTAACAGTTAGTACGTTTAGGGGTGTAGAATATATTCATCTGAGAAAATATTATTTAAGTTTTACAGAAGAGTGGTGTCCTACCCCTGACGGAATAGCTTTCCCATTAGACTTTAATAACAGTAGAGAATTATTTACGGGACTACTGGAGATACTAAGTTTGGCAGAAAGTGAAGAGCTGATAGAGGAACATTTTTCCGACATTCTCCAGGACATTTATAGAAAATAATTCTTGACTTTCATTCATTTTATAAGTATAATATATGTAATAAGAAAAAAAAAAAAAAAAAAAATTATAATAAAAAAGCTGCAACTGCGTACTACTCTGGCTACCCGATAATCTCG